CCGCCCGCAGCCTGGAACTTGTTGGTGAACTTGGTGCGGTCGTCGATCAAAATTGAGTTAGGATTCGCATACTTCTGCTTGTCCTGCGTGCAGATGAACTTGTCGTACATCCCAGGAAAGTGCTTCTGCATCCAAGCTTCCTTTTCCGCAATGCAACGTTCGGTGTTGTTGTCCACAGGAGCCGTAAGGATGTTTGGCTTGCGACCAGTCATGGCTGCTGCCTGAGACAACATTTCCCCAGCGCCTGCCATTGGTGGAAGGTTGAGGAAAAATCCCTCACGCCCCGTCAAGGCAAACTTCTGCTCACGGAAATACCGCCAAGCCTTCTTGAGAGCCGTAAGTCCTGGGTCGGTCTGAGGTCCCGAAAGACGCTTTTTGAGTTCATCGTCAGTAACGTGCATGAGGTCAGGGAAGTTCTTCAACAACGCCATGTACGTCTCACGTGCCTTTCCAGCACGAGGATTTCCCTCAAGAACTCCACGATCAAAGTCGGCGAGCACACCATCCATGTCAAAATAAACAACAGGAGCCAACACGGACATTTCTGCTTCCACAATAGTCTCAACCAAACTTTTTAACGTATCACTCACAATGCCATTCTCCTAAAAATTTCTGTTTCCCTGCGTTCTTGTTCTTGTCCAAGCTCTTTACCAGAGAAACCCTGAGCCTGCAACTCCATTCCAGTGATCGACGGTTCAAACTTAAGAAATGCCTTCACAAGATGGTCATCCGGTTTTCCAACGAGATTGGAAAATTGGACCAAATCTTCATTTGACAGTCGGGAGTTCTTGAAAAGCTTCTTCAATTTAAATGCATTGACCACGGAAAGTGTCAAAAATATCGACAAAAACGAAATTTGCTGCACTTCGTCGGCTGGGTATTTTAGTTCGTTGAGTTTGCTTGAAAGGGTCTTCCACCCATTCTCCCTAAGCAAACATCCAAGCACCACAGGAATATTCTTAGATTCCTTGAAGTCTTTCGAAACGAGAAGTGCCGGAAAAATCTGTTCCCACAGGTTGTACTCAGAAATGAGATGAAAAAACTGCACAACACTCTTCGCTGACTTGATTCCCTTTAGGAACTCATCACGAATGCGTTCACCAGAAACTCCCTCAAGAGAGTTGTTGGCTTTGATGGCCTGAGAAGTTGCAGGGTCGATACCTGAACCAATTCTTGCAGCAAAACGAATTGCCCTAAGAATACGAAGCCGATCTTCGTCGAATCGTTCTGCGGGAGACCCAACAGTACGAATAACGCCTTTGTCGATGTCACCCATCCCACCAACGTAGTCAACAATCTCTTCTTTTTCAATGTCGTAGAAGAGAGCGTTGATGGTTAAGTCACGACGTTGAACGTCTTGGTCAATACTGGTAAATGCCACAGCATCTGGGCGTCTGCCCTTGCCAATGTCCTGTCTGAAAGTTGCGATTTCATATTCATTGCCTTCCGGGGTGATTACTTTCACAACACCGAAGGACTTACCAACTTCCAAAATTTTGAACGCAGGATTGCTCCGCAAGATGGCAACAACGTCATCTGGTTGAGCGTCAGTTGCCACGTCCAAGTCCTTTGGAGGCATGCCCATGAGAGCATCACGAACAGATCCGCCAACCAGGAAGAATTGTTTGCCTGCCGCCTGGAACATCTTCGAAATGTTCATCAAGTCACCAGGAAGCGGAATATGAAAATGCCTTCTAGCCGGAGTTGACTCGGTCAGTAAGTGATCAACATAGGAGTTGACGAATTCAGAGATGATGTCATTGGGCTTCTGCATTGGACTGATGTTCGCTGAGAGTTTTGAATGTCCAGTGAATTATTGCTAGGTCAAAAGCAACTCGGTATTTCAATGGCTTCGTTTGTGGAGTTTCAACCGTGGAAGTTTGTTCGCATCCAAGTTCGTAAACAAATGTTTCGGCAGTGGTTTTATTTGCGTCTGCGATGTGCCACACGCCCTTTTTTCTTGACACGCCAACTGCTTCTTGAAGTTCGTAAATCGCCCCTCTGTTCTTTACATTGCGCCAGAGATAGGGTTCTCTGTCTTTTATAGTAGTATCCTCGTGAAAGTCAAGGAAAAAGGTTGGGTCAAACTTGATCATCGCCTTACGAATGTCCGTGACGTATTTTGGAGGACGAACACTGGCGTGCTTGAATCTTTCCTTCTTTTCGTTCTTACTCACCCACACGGAATTGAGGTTTATCTTGTTGTTTTCCTTACGGCGCTTGTTATTCCAGGCATCATGTCCAACAAGAGGGGAAATCATCAGGGAGAAGTTCTCAGAGATGAGTTGACCCTTTTCTGTTCTTTCAAGCCACGTAAGCAAGGCGATTGGACCAGCTCTTTCCTCCCCGTGAATGCCTGCATTGAACAACACGTGTTCTGGACCCTTTCCGAGGGTATAGACAGAACGTCCAAACCTCATTCTCTTGGTCTTAAAGCCATGTTTCTTGGCTGCCTTGTCAAACCGCTTCATGAAGCTCTCGGCTGACAAGTTATTGATTTTATACAGTTTTGGCGACAAACCTTCAAGCTTTGCCACTTCACTAGTAACAATTCTCTTTCTCCAGGCGGACTTTGGTTTGGTAGGTGCCATACCGATAAGTATGACCAGTTACCTGGCGGACCAAATGCCTCCCAAGGTTTTGTTTTTAAAGTAATCGCCGGATTTTTATCCGTTTTATACGAAATTCTGTAATGTTTGGGTTCGAATATCTCGTTTTGAAGTCAAAAGATTTTCGATAGAATTTTCAATGGTGTCGTTCGAAACCAAATAATAGGCCGTAACAGGCTTAGTCTGTAGGAGCCTGTAAACCCTTCCAGTCCTCTGGTCAAGCTTGGATGGATTCCAGGGCAGCTCTAGGTGCAAAACATTATTGGCGACCAACTGGAGCCCGTCTAGGCCCACTCCTCCAGCATCGGAAGCGTAGAATAGAGTAATGGTTGGGTCATTCTGGAAATCTGTTACAGCCTTGCCTCTTGCCTTCATGTCCTGAGCACCTGTGAACATTACGGACTTAATACCAAGAGCATCAGACTCTCTTTTGGCAATAGCCAGATATTCAGTCCACTCGGAGAACACAACAAGCTTCTCTTGACGACCTACCACTTGACCCAGGATATTGAGATATTCGACTATCTTGTTTGACCGTGGCTCAATGTTCTTGGTGATGAGTTCCTTGGCGTTTGCTGCCTGACGAGCCTTAAGCAAGAAAGCCTGTAACAACATCTTCTCAACTCTCGTCAGGGGAGAGTTCATGGATTTGGCAATCAGCAGTCTTGCTTTCTCTTTATACTCGTCATGAACTTGTTTCTCGGCCGTGTTGCACTTCACGTAGGAGAACTGATGAGTTATTGGCGGCAGAACGATCTTGTCGTAGAAGAACACGTGATTCTGAACCTTCGACTTTAGAAGTGGAAGATTTTTCACACCTGTGTACACGACCTTGGAAGTGCCAAGCATCAGAACATTTTGGAACAAGTGGTTGAACTTCCACCTTGGACCAAGAGTGTTCGGAGAGATGATCTGCATGATGGCATAGAAGTCATCAAGTCGGTTTTCGATGACGGTGCCGGAAAGTCCAAAGAAATACTCCGAGTTCAATTGTGAAATTGCCCTCCATGTTTTTGTGTCATTATTTTTGACAAACTGAATTTCGTCTACTACGAGGAGGTCGTAGTTGTATTTCTTGAATTCTTCAATGTGGCGAGTTGTATACTGATAGGTAGACACATACACGCCAGGATTTTTGTAGATTTGTTTTATATCCTCTGGGGTTCTGATGAACTTTGCGTCAATGCCCGTGGCTCGTTTGATTTCAGAGATCCACTGGAAACACAGACTTTTCGGTGCTATTACAAGTTTCTTCAGCTTTGGTTTCGATTGGAGAAGTTTAGCATAGCAGGCAATGGTCGTCAAGGTCTTTCCGCTGCCCATAACCATGGAACAAATTGCCCTCTTTGAGAGAAGCATTTTCTGAAAAATATCTTCTTGGTACGGGTAAAGACTTATTCCATTTCCAAGCAATCCTGCACTTGAAGGCATTACAGCAGGCACTGGCATTTGTGTGACAGTCGTCACAGGTGTGTTCTTCTTGTACTTGATGTAGGCAGTCCAGTTGTCTGTGGGTAAAAGTGGCGCCTTACCGATCGACTTGGCAGTTTCGCTCAGGGAGTCATAGAACATGGCTCCGGTCTTGTACATCCTTGGATGCATTGGAACGGTTATGCGAGACCTGGCGTAGTGATACAGCCAAGTCTTTACGCCTGCGTCCTTCGACCAACCAAGTTTTTCAATACCATTTAAGGCTGCAAGGTGAACACACCAGGAACCTTCCTGTTCGAAGTATTCCTTACAGGTACAGGTCTTGATATTCCCGAGAGCATCATACACCTCAAGGATGTTCGTCTTTCCTTTGCCATCCAATACCTGGATTTGAAGCCAGTCATTGATTTTTGGCATCAAGGAAAAGGTGAACTGACGCCTACCTGCTTTCTCAGACAGTTCTCTTTTGAGAATGTCCACTCCGCTTGCAGTAATCTTGTGAAGCTTTGGCTTCTTTTTAGTTTTGGGTGGAATGTACTGGCAAGAAAGCATCTTAATAGATTACCTCGCCCAGTGGTTTCTTAAACTGGAATTCTCTGAAGATGTTTGACAGCATATTCTGACGTATAACTACCAATCCAAAACTTGATGCCCGTGTTAACGTTTTCCAAATAAAGAGCATTTTGAGTTTCTTCAACAATAAAAAATTCCTGATCTGCAAGAATATATTTTTCATTCCACCCAACATCAAGTTCGGATCGAGGTATCTCTTTCCATAACTGTTCATACGTAGCTTCGTTACTACCTAAGCCATCTAACGTTGGACCATAAAACATCACACCCGTGAGATGATTTGCTATTTTGTAACGTTGAGTCATCCGCACTTACTGTGACCACAATCCTGACAAGACACACAACCCTCTTGATAAATGAGCTTGGTGGATCCACAGGATGGACACTTCTTTTCAGAAGCCTTGGTACCGTCTGCAATGTAGTGCTTGACTACGCGACTGACAGCACGAGAGAAACTGAACAGGTCGTCTTCTTTTTCAGAACCTTTAAGAAGCTGTTCCACAACGTACTGAACTGGTGTGCCATGACGAAGGGCCAAGGAGATGGTTCTTGTGAAGGCTGCATTTGTAGCATTTTCGAATACTGCCGCAATGTCACGAATAACAGTCTCGTCTTCGACAGACTTTTCGAAGTCATAGTGGAAGTCGTAACGTGGCACAGGGTTTTCCAAACCGTTGTGCTTGACAATCTTTCCCATCTTTGCACGCTTTGGAATGCTCACGTACTTAGAAAGACCACCCATAATCTCATAAGGTCTGCCCTCATGAAGTCCAACGAAGAAGGTCCACTTCTCTCCCTTGACGGTCGTGTGAACAACGTCACAAGGAAGTTCCTTTGGACGCTTTGGTGCATGTCTGTCAATAAACTTGTCAGGATCTGCACTTGTCTTAGCAGAGCTTTCGGTAACAAGCACGCCTGCACGGCAGCCATCACGATAAACTGTTACGCCTTTACAACCAGTTTCCCAACCCGTCATGTAAATGTTCTTGATGACATCCACAGTTGTGTTGTTTGGGACGTTGGTGGTATTTGAGATACTGTGACAAATCCACTTTTGAGCAGCCGCCTGAACCTTGACCTTGTTGACCCAGTCAATGTCATTTGCGCGTGCCTTGAAGTAAGGAGAGTTCTCCACTCCTGACTTCCCCGAAACCTTCATCCACTTTGCATATTGGTGATGATAGACTTCATATTCTTGCCATGTGTCTCCCATGGCATCCGTGAAGTCAACTCTAGCTTCCTTGTCGTTTGGATTGATTTTCTTGCGACGTTTGTAAACGACTTCAAATGCCGGTTCAATGCCAGAAGTTGTTTGAGTCAACATACTCACGGAACCTGCTGGTGCCGTTGTCGTAAGTGCTACATTTCTTCTGCCAAACTTCTTCCATTTTGCAGCAAGGTTCTTGTCTTGCGCAAAAATCCTCTGCAAGAATGGATGATCTTTTTCTAGCTCGTAGTCGAACGCTGGAAATGCTCCACGTTCTTCTGCCATGTCTACGGTTGCCTGATAAGCACCAAGTGCCAAAAGGCCATAAACCTTGTCGGTCATTTCAATAGACTCCTCAGAGCCGTATTGAATGTTGAGAGCGGCGAACATGTCACCAACACCCGTCAAACCAAGTCCGGTGCGTCTGCCTCTTTGACAAGCATTTTTGATCTTGCCCCAAAGATTTCTTTCAATCGCCTTTACGTCATCTGGCTCAGGGTCGTTGTCAATCTTTGCAAGGATTTTGTCAACACACTCAAGTTCGAGGTCAACAAGGTCATCCATGAGCCTTTGAGCCACCATCACACACTCCTGGAATGCGTCGTCCTGGAACTTGGCATTTTTTTGGAAGGGGTTGTGAACGAACGACAGGGCATTTACAAGGAGAAGACGACAGGAGTCATATGGACTGAGAACAATCTCACCACAAGGATTTGTGGAAGTCGACTTGAACTCCTCATAACACTCAGTTGGAGTTTCTCTCTTAACCGTGTCCCAGAACAACAATCCTGGCTCTGCACTTCCGTGAGCGCTTTCAATGATTTTGTTCCAAAGGGCAGTTGCACTGGTCTTTGAAGAGATAGAAGGCTTCTTTGCATCAACGGGGAAACGAAGTTCGAAGTCCTTGTCTTGTTTGACTGCATTCATGAACTCATCCGTCAAACGGATGGAAATATTTGCGCCTGTAACCTTCTTAAGGTCTTGCTTGATCTTGACGAAAGTCTCAATCTCGGGATGATGAACCGAAATCGTAAGCATCAGGGCGCCTCTGCGACCGCCTTGTGCCACTTCTCTGCATGTGTTGGAGAACCTCTCCATGAATACGCCAATGCCATCTGTGGTTTTTGCGGCGTTGGAAGTAGCCAAGCCTCTTGGACGAATTGTGGACACGTCAAAACCAACGCCACCACGTCTCTTCATCAACTGAGCTTCTTCCTGGTCGGTCTTGAGAATGCCACCATAGGAATCAAATGGAGACTCAATGACGAAACAATTACTCAGGGACACTGTCTGATATGGATTACCAATGCCCGACATTGGCGAGCCTTGTGGAATAATGCACTCAAAGCGCTCAAGCCACTTGAATATCTCATTCTCAGAAAGTGGATTGGGATATTTCTTCTCAATCCTGGCAAACTCCTTGGCAAGTCTTCGATGCATGTCATCTGGCGTTGCTTCCAGAATGTCACCCGTTGGACTTGTAAGAGCGTACTTGCCCAAAAACACTTCTGCTGCTAACTTATCACCCTTAAAGTATTCGACTGATTTCTTCAGTGCCGTATTGTAATCCATTTTCGCCAAGTTCCAATCAAGTAAGTTTTTCGAGTTTTACGGCGTTCTCTTGTGACTGCTTGTACATCTTCCTCAAACCAGCGACGGCAGAGTTGCCTGTGTGGCTTCTCTTTTCGTCATAAGAGCCAGCTTGCTGATTCGACATGTCTTCCATTTCCATTTCGCTCAAGATTTTGAGCTTGGACTTGGCAGTGTCGAGGTGGACCTGATATTGAATGCCGTCTTTGCCTGCACGGTTCTTTGCAATAAAGAACGTGCCATATCCAGTTGCTTTCAACTCAGGCTTTCTGTGTAAGCCGAAGATAACGTCGCAAGCATGGCTCTGTCCGTAAGATTCTGCCATGTTTGTCATGTCAATGAAGTCTGATTTTGCGCCTTCCTTATTCGACTGAGTTGCAGTCCAAATAGGGACGTTCATTTCCTGAGCAAGTCCGCGAAGCTCTTCGAAAATTCTTTGAAGTTCCATTCTTGGAAGGTCATATTTCTCTGTTGATCGCATAATGCCGGAATAGTCCACGATAACCAAATCAGCCTTAAAGCCAGTCAGAGCAAGTCTGTCGAGATGATTTCTCAGAGTCTGAACCGTTGCGGTTCTTGTTGGAAACTCCTTGATAATCAACTTGCCATAGTTGTCTGCGTTGATTTTGTAGTGTTCTTTAATTTTCTCGATATTCTCTACACACTCAAGAGAGTTGATATCGCACAAGTAACTATCGTAGCGAACACCCATAACACGCTCACGGAGTTCGAAAGAATAGTGAACGACGTTTTTGCCGCGCTTGATTGCTTCTGCGCCGAAACCAATGAGAATGTGGCTCTTACCAACACCCGACATTGCGATAACCGTTCCGATTTCACCGGAACCAAGACCACCATTTAGGATTTGTCTTGCGTCCAACTCAGCAATGCCTGTCTTAACAGGATTTCTGAAAGTTTCAGAGTAGCGAGTGTCAATGTCGCTTCCAAGTTCAAGGCCCTTTGTAGTCGTCATACCGGCTGCCAGGGCGTCTTTGATGACCGCAGCTACCTTGTCGTAGTTCTCATTGACAATCAGCTCCACGGACTTCTCAAGCGCCATCTGGAGACCTTGCTTCTTGCAGAACTCAAGGGATTTCTCCTTGACGTAAGGAAGGTCTCCAAGGTTATCGTTTCTTGCAACAGAAACCAGAAACCCATGAATTTGTTGACGAAGAATAACGTCCTTATCCGACTTAAGTTCATCGACAAGAATTGTACGAAGAAGCTCTTGTGAGGGGAACTCCTTGAATTGTTTGTGATAACCAACGTACTTGCTTGCAATCAACTTGAGATAAGCGTGTTCGAAGAAATTAACATCGAGGACTTCTGCGAACTGCGCAGACCAAATCCTGTCAACGATCATTGCCTGGACGATCTTTTCCTGAAACGACTTGTCAAAAGTGAAATGTTTTCCTTGCGCTTTGTCCTGTGTTTGTGGGGACATACGTTCTCCTTGGTGGGTTCTAATATTGTTTATGGGGACTGGCTAGAAATGATTGCCTATCCATGTTCACTTAGACCAACCATCGTGTTTTTAAAGATGCTGCTCAGGAGGAATCTTCCAAAAAATTCTTCCAGAAAAAACATCACTCCACGAGGGTTGTTTTGAACGATGTAGATAGTCTGTCGTAGTCGATATCTGTGACTACTCCTGCCTCAATCATAGTACGAATCAGGCCCAATTTATTCACATTCGGTTTGAAATTCTCAACTGTAAAATCTACTTTCTGCATCTGCGAAGCAGAAAGAGATGATGAGTCAAGATACATAAGTTGCCAATTTCTTTCTAAGACTTCCTTAGCATTCAAAACGTCCGAATATACTTTGATTTTCGATTTGTTGTCGAGCATTTCCTGACAATATTGCAATATGTCTGTGGACTGTAGGTCCACAAGAGGATCAGCAAACTTGGGGAATCTCTTGGCTGCGGTTTTTAGACCAACGCCGTCGACACCAGGAATGTTGTCCGAAACATCGCCAACAAGAGTCCTTGCCAGACAGAAGTTGCGAGCCGAGATATTGTAGTCGGTGAGAATTTTGTCTCCACCGATCAGAATCTTCTTGCCTGGATCATATATCTCAATACTTGGATTCTCCAACAACTGGTAGAAATCCTTGTCAGAGGACACCAAAATCTTGCGTGCATTATCTGTAGCAAATTTGTTTCTAAGCAAATAAGCGATAACGTCATCGCACTCTGTGTCTCCAACATAAATCTGACAAACTGGAAGGTTTTTCAAGATTTGTGTCAACAGGTGAAGTTGCCTCAGTTTGTTCTGAGGGTCGTTCATTAACCAAGACCTCTTGGAGTTGTCCTTGTTGACTTCCTTAAAGGAAGTTTTGTCCTTGGACCTATTTGCCTTGTAACCTTCGTAGATTTTCTTCCGTCTTGGAGACGCGCCACCTTGCTCCCAAACGACAATCAACTTCTTTGGTACGAAGTTGTTGGTGAGATGGTTAAGGTATTTTAGAAAACCCACAACGCCACCAACAGGGTCACCAGAAGTTGTCGTAGATTCGTTAACCACGAAGTTACGGATGAAGATGTTCATGCCGTCTACAATAACAATGGGACGCTCGGTTTTATGATTTGGTTTGAAGGTTAGGTTGATTGGTGTCATGGTGTTTATTTCTTTACGTGGATGCCTCTATAAGACAAACCAAATTTTTGATTAGAGTCATTTGGTACGAGAGGATAAACGCATAGTGGGGTATAAAGGTAAAGTAGACGATCTGGGGCTGCTAGCAAATATTCTGCCGCAACAGCATTTGCAAAGACGTTAATATTTTCTTCCGAAGGACACTGTACCAAACCTTGAAAGAAATGAGCACATTTGTTATTTAGTCTCGTTGTCATAACGACATGAGCATTATTGTCCTTGCCAATAAAGGCAGGCAGGTCTGTAGCCTCGTAAACACCTCTTAACACTCTGAGGATCTCGGCAACAGCCTTGAGAACAAGAGCGTGTTCAACACCTGTTTCGTCGTTTATCAAAAGCCACTGAGCTTGGTTTTCAAGACAAATGGCTGCATTGGCCTTTTCACTTTCAGTCCAACCGAACAGGTAACCAGCCTTGGACCATTTTTCGATTCTGTGTTCGATTGTCATTTAGGGCTCGTTAAAATTGTTGAAGTGTGGTCTGTTCAACTCTCTCATGGTTTGTTCGTGGCGTTGCTGATCCGCCTTGGATTCCGTTTCCAGAAACTTGGCGTACTTCAAGGCTAACGCCTGTTCATCCTTTGATAATGTCCTAATCGTGGAGAGACGCAAGAGTTGAGCACATTCCATCTTCTTCTCGGGAGAGAAGTGATTTTCAATCGCATCTAACATCGCTTGTTTGAGATTCATCGTCCTGAGCTTCCAAAGCCTGCTGTGCCACGAACAGTGTCTGTGACCTTCTGAGACTCCTCCATGAGAACTTCACCTGCGGTTCCTACTTTGTAAACCACAAGCTGTGCAACCCTGTCTCCCTGTTTGAAGGAGCGACGATCGCCTCCAAAAATGTCAGACTGGTATCCGTTCATCGTCAACACCACAGAGATTTCTCCACGGTAGGTCGGGTCGATAATGCCACCGATTGGGAAAATGCCCTCTGCTGACAAGCCTGAACGTCCCTCGATTTTCATAAAGATGGGATTGCGTTCAAGGTCTGTAAGTGGCATGTCGGCAAGTTGGATATTGGTCTTGACCTTCTTGGTAGTTCCTGAACGAAGCTCAAAATCTTCATCACAGTAAAGGTCAAAACCAATATCCCCCTTTTTCATAGCACTTGGAATTTTGGCAGTCTCTGACATTTTCTTGAACTTAATCCTAACGTGAGGATCAGCCTTAGGAATATTCGGAGCAAACCAGTTTGGATCTTCTGTTTTGTAAGATGTTTTTGCCACGGGTTCCTTTTCAGTCAGTCTGATTGACTCATTAGGGTCATGGTTTCCAAGTGTTTTTGAGTTCATTTCAAGCCTCTGCAATATCTCCAGCAGTCTTGTCCATTGCGTCTGCTGCCATCATTTCTTCAACCGAATCAGCATTTACGCCCTTGAGCGTTGGATGTGCGTCATCAAGAGGTTTCATGATGTAAGCCTCATCCATCAAACCATCCAAATATGGCTTGAAGTTCTTGTCAGCCAAAACTTCATCAAAGTTCGACTTGTTGAACTTCTTTTCGAAAAGCGTCTTTCCGTCCTTGACGATGCTCATGGTTTTCCATGCGCCCACGCCTTCAACAGAAACCTTGGCTCCGTTTACAAGCGCAGGACCAACCTTCTCACAGTGCTCTCTAAGGAAGTCGAAAATCTGCTCGTGTTCCTTGATGCCAACACCGAAGTGAATTTGGAATGTGCACTCACGGAATGGACGTGCCACCTTGTTCTTGATGGTTTTTGCCGTTACTTCAATGCCGATTGTAACGCCATCCTTTTCAAGATGCTTGCCGCCAATAAGTTTGATTCTGGTGCTTGCCGAGTATGGAATAGCCATACCACCCGAAGTTGTCGTTGGGTCGCCGTACATGACACCAATCTTTGTGCGCTGTTGGGAAACCAACATGAGCAACACCTTTTGGTTTGCAATAACGTTGGAAATTTTTCTCATACCCTTGGAAAGCACACGAGCCTGCAAGCCGATTGTGTTCTGGTCGTAGTCACCCTCAAGCTCTGCCTTTGGGGAAGACTGACTCACGGAGTCCCAAATCACGATAACAGGAACATCCTTCGTCATCGACCTTGCTTTGGTAATTGTCGATTCGATAACCGACAAGATTTCTTCCGTGCACACAGTCTGTACGAACACGAAACGCTTGGAAACGTCGATACCAAGGTCTGCAAGATTTTCGATGTTTGTTGCGTTCTCAGTGTCCACATAAACACAAATGCCGCCCATTTGCTGAACGGAACGTGCTGCTGCAAAGCACAAGTGACTCTTGCCCAAACCTGGCTGTGCTTGGACTTCTACGATTCTACCTTCTGCCCAACCACCATTTCTACGGTTGCCGATGATGTAGTCAAGTTGACGCGAACCTGTGGAAATCCAACGCTTGATTTCTGTTGGAGCGTCATCGGAGGCAAGATTGAACGCGATATTGGAGCCATGCTCCTTGTTCAACTGCCTAATAAGTTCTTGCGAAAAGTCTGCCATCTCTGATGCTGATGCCGACTTTGATTCTTTTTTTTCTGGTGCTTTTGGTCCCATTGTTGTTTACCTCAAATTAGATTCTAACTCTTGATCATTCTTACATAAACTGTTTAGGTACAAAAAAGCCCCGTAAAGGGGCTTTGATGTCCGTTAAGTCTCTCCTCGCCTGAGTGGCAAGTACGGAGACTGTTCTATTTTTTGTTGTTTAGCTGTCGAGGTCAGAGAATGCAGCGTCAACGCTTGCAACTGCCTTTGCCGACTCTTCGCTCTGACCACGTGTGGTGCCATCTGCCGTTACCTGGTCTGCGCCTGCATCAGCAGACTGAACCGTAAGGAAGTTATCGCGAATCTCGACAAGCTCTTCTGGCGACTTGATCTGAGCACGGAAATATGCCTCAAAGTTTGGAACAGTCTTCAAAAGTGCCTCAACTTGCTCTTTCTTTGGAAGAAGCTTGTTGGACTTTCTGCGTGGCTGCAACTTGATTTCCTTCACAGGAAAGTTGTTGAACGTTTTGTCTGTTGCGGAAACGGTGACCGTGAAGTCATAACCGCTTTCAGGCGAAAACATGTCCTCATCTGCGTAGTCAGGGTGAACGAGGATTCCGTAGATGTCCTTGCAAAGCTTTGGAGAAAGCTCCCAAACCTGCAAACCCTTTTCCTCTTCGCCGCGAATCACGATTGCTGCGTAGTAACGCTCTCTTGGCGTAAGCTTTTTGCGAACAAGCCATGCCTCACGGGATTTGTCCTTTGCAAGCTCCATTGCAGTCTCTTTGATAGGATCTTCCTGACCAAATTGAGAAGGTGCAACGAATCTCCTTTCGGAAAGGTCTTTGTTGTCGTAATACGACACCTCATAGAAAGGCTGTGCAAGTGGGTTTCCATTCACGTCCATCAGAGGTACGAACCTAACGTCGTACGTGCCGATTTGGAACTTTGCCCAGTTGATCTTTGCTTTTTCTGCGCCCTTGTTGTTGCTGGTGAGCGAGTTGATCTTGTTCTTGATTGCGTCCAAATTGTATGCTGTGTTTGCCATTATAGTTATCTCCTAAAAGCCGGTATAAGGTTGAACCGGACTAGTTCTTAAGTATGCTTCTGCGACCCTAACTTGTATCAATCCTCTGTCGAATTGTTGTCTTCGAAACCCTTGAAATCATTGGGTTTTTTGTTCTCGAAATCAGGGCTTTTTGGCATCAAATTGTACACTGATTTCAACACGTTAATGGCGCCTTCCATTCCGTACAAAATTTTCGGAAGGTCTTCTTTTTGAAGAGTACCTTTGTCGATTTGATCTTGCAATCCCTGCATGCTGATCACAATGAGTCTGTCAAAATTCTCATTAGAATTTCTGTACTCCCAAACAGCAACTCCAGCTTTCTTGCCTGCTGGCTTTGGTTCTGGTGCTGGGGTCTCAAAAAGGTCAATCTTGGTATCGTTAGCACTGGTCTGTTGTTCGTCGCTCATAGTTTATTTCCTGACAGGTAAAAGATTTGATTTCCAAATCCGGGAATGTCTTTAGAGCCAAGAGTACACAGCTTGGGTATTAGATGTTCAACGTCTTTGTGAACATCAAGGATGAGAGCGTCATGAAGAAGAAATATTGGAACCAGAACTTTCAAGGAATCTGGGATTTGTGCAAGCTTGTCAAGAATCTTAGCAAAGCCCAAAAGAGCAACGTCAACCGCCGTAGACTGAACGTAGTAGTTTAGGAGGGCGTGTGGCTTGCCGTCTTCTGGTGTGAGGTGTCGGCCGTAGAAAGTCCGAAGATGCCTAGAATCGGTTTTTAGGAAGCCCTGGACCACATAGTGACGGAGAGCTTCGATACCGAAGAAGTCGTTGACCATGTCAACGACTTCCTCAGGGTCTCTGACCTTGTGTTTCTCCAAGGCTTCAATGGTGTTCGACTTCGATTGTCCATAGAGCTGACTCAAGACAATTTGTTTTATGTCCTCACGCGAGACTTCCGTGGAAAGCTTCAACGTCTTGAGTGCAAGTGAATATACGTCTTTGGGTAATGGTTCCTCAGTTCGTAAATCCAATAAGTTGATAAGTGGAACACTACCAATTAGGGAATGGTTAGAGAGATATGATTTAACAGACAGGGCTACCCGAGGTTCCAGAGAAGTAAAATCTAAATACCAGATGGACCCATCGTTACCAAATCGACTGGTTAGAATGTCCCTGTATTTCTTTGGCAACAGGAGGATATTTGGCCCTGACTTAATCTTCATTCTTCCAGTTACTGTCTCATCAAGGACATACTTGGGAACAGGAAGGAAACCATATTTGTCAGCCGTCCAGTTTGTCAGGTGAGCACTTGCATCTTCCTGCATGGAGTACATCTTGTGTTTTACGAAGTTCACCTTGGCAGGTTGTAAATGGTCGAACACAGACTTGGTTTTCGTGTAGATCGACTTGTAGTAGTCTATATCCGTACCAATCTCTGTCAAAATCCTTTTTGTCTCAGCATCTTCCTGTGCTTCAATTTGCGTATAAACATTCTGTGGTAGGATTTTATCCCAAGGGACAGAACTACCACTTACATGAGGAGTAACAAGACTCATCATTTTTTTGAAGTGATCAGGAACAGCATCTGGGAACTGCTTCCCATATACTCGGCAAATTTCTTCTAGGTTCACAGGTTTGAGCTTAGCTCAGGAATAAAACTTTTTATCCCCTTGCAACTGTCGCACCTGAAGCTTGGTCTTCAGGGGTAGCGTCATCTGTTGCCTCTCTCAAGGCAAGAGCCGCATTATTTACACGCTCAATCAAGGAACGATACGTGCCGTAAGCATCAAGTGGTGCCAGTCTTGCTTCTGTGTTGAACTCGCCAGGTGCAATCCTGTGAGAAATGCCAACTACACCGTAAATGTTGTCCACAGACGTTCCGGTTTGAAAGTCGATGAAAAACTGTTGTGCAAAGTCGATAAATGGGCAACCAAATGTTGTGAGAGACAACTCACAAGGGATGATTTGAAGTGGCAAGCCACCTGGCTGTTCACCATTGGCATCCGTCTGGGAGTTTTGGTAAGACCTAAGCATGTTAACGGTTGACAAGGCTGCGTCTTGAATGGAAGTCAAGTTGGCTTGTTTGATGGTTGTGCCTTGTGCGCCGAAAATAATATAAGGCATTGTTCTTCTCAAGAACTCCTTGAGAACTGGTGTACCACCTCTGATACGATACATGTCAGAGTCTGGAATTCTTTCAATA